CATCCCTGAGATGGCTACTATCATTATAAGGATTAGATTACACAGACTGGTAGCAATTCGGCTGTTCAGAAACGGAATGCGACCGTTTTGCTCCGCAAATCCGGCCGTTTAGCTTCGCAATATGCAGCAAGGTGATCTGCAACGGCTATCACATATTTAGGCGGATATTTCTTTCCGTCCTCCACAATGAGCTCATACTTTGTGCTCTGATTGTGCACCGGGACGCCTTTTTCATCGATATACTTTATAGCTTCAGCTATGTACTTGTCATCAAATTTTGGTATAGCCATGTTGCACCTCCACAATTACTTATAGTTTATTTATCTCAGCTTATATTCTTATCTGTTCCCAAGTATCCGGAATTTCAAAGTCCGATAACATTCCGAAAGATGCAAAGTTATCCTTATCCAATGTTAAGACTTCTATCTCATCAGGGTTGAGTACCTTCGCCATTCTATAGCTGCGTTGTACATCACCGTTACATGCTTTCTGCATGAACTGAATATATTCAACATCAGCCTCTTCAAGTGCCGCGCCTGTACTATCATTCAACAGATCTGACGTATCCACATCAGCCTTAAAAATCAGATTCTTTCTATTCTCAATGCTGATTATTTTAACCAGTTCTGGATACTTGGCGTCAAATTCCGTTTTTGCCTTATCTTCATGCTTCTGATATAAGCAACGGTATAGTCTGTAGAAATATGTAAGTAGCTCACTGCCGAACTCGTTCTTATTTTAAATGGCAATCCGGGTCATACTTGGCGTCACATAAACACTCCCATATTCATAGTCCACTCCGAATCTATTCTTATATTCCGTATTAGCCATTCTTTGGCAATTGCCACGAAACCCAATAGGTTCTCCCCAGTCTGTACCGGCGCTTAAGTATTCTCGATCCAGCCTGTCTATCATTTCATTCATTGCACTGCTCAAATTCGAGAACTTCTTGCGAATATCAACACTCCTCAAACCCTGCTCCTTAATGGAGCAAAGAAATATTGATGATGTTGCATGGTATACCTTAAGTTCCATAAAATCACCATCATCTTACTTTCTTTGCTGCGTCCCAAGTTTCGGAACATCCACTGTAGCCAAAAACTCATTGCAGTCATTTACGGACTTTCCAGCCATTCCGGTAAACAGGTATTTATAAGCCTGATCCACTTTATCAGTCAGCTTGAAGGTCAATCCTGCAAGTGATAGGACTTCCTCCATCTCGTTTAAATCCAGTTCCAGCCCAACTCCCATTGACACAAGCGGCTGCATCTTGAATTTATGATCAGGATCTTGAACTCTCGTGTAATTCATTGCATCAAGACCTGTACGATCGATGAAAATTGTCGTGTTCCAGTGTGCATCCTGCATATACGACCATAACAGCTCCGGAGCTGTCTTATGATTATCCTTTGAACGTTTAAACCGATTTTCAAAATCTTTTGCCTTGTTATACAGCTCTGTATTCTGAGTATTGGCATCAAATGCCGTCTCCTCATTAAAAACGGTATCCGTTCGATACATCAAATGAGCAGATGTTTCATGTACAAGATATGCTTCGCCTACAAGCTTTGTAGAAAAATCAAGTGTACATTCCGATAGGTGCTCTTTTGCATAATCAGTAAGCTGGAACCCGCCGTTATCATTCCAACAAATATATTGGTCATTGCGAAGGACAAAATATCCGTCTGCATAACAAAATGCGCCTGTATCGATTGATGCCCTTAAAAACTCATTACTGCAATACAGTTCAAAGGCTTTGCTGATATCGATTGTCTGCTGATGCCTTGCAGCTTTTGACGCTTTATGGTTTTCAGGTGTTCTGTTATCGCTGCTTGCCTGTTCCTGATTGGTATATTGCTCTGCATCATCATAACCAAGTTCAAGCATGCGAATTGCTGCAGATTGCTTTGATACAGCGAAGAATTCTGCCAATTTTGTTACAACAACGCCTGTCGCATCCTTTTGGCTCATCCCGTCCTGATTACGAAGTGACTCATACAGACTTTCGATTTTCTTCTTAGTGGCCGTCCTCGGCATCAGGATTTTGGGCGCGATAGTACGTGCCTGCCACTCCATCTTTTCTACATCAGTCCACTGCAAGTCCCTTACGCCATGACGGACATTATTATCGCATCGGATTCCAAATTCAACGCTCTGTTCATGCGTTCTCTTGAAATTAAAATAGTTTCTATGCTTCCACCAGTGATAGCATTCATGTGCAAGCGTGTTATTGATTCTTCCAACGTTTATAATGTCAGCATCTACAAAAATGGACGGTGACTCAACCGGGAAGCCCATATACTCTTTAGTTGACCAGTCATAAACATCAACAATACCCTTGGAAAAGACAATCGCACCCTGCACGCTCTCGTCCGGTGAAAGACATTCTGTCTGGATCACCTCAAGAGACATCAAACGCGTCGCTATGTCGAGGATCGGGATTGGACGCGGATTTACGATTGCATCAGCGCATTCATATTTTTCAAGAAAGGCTTCAGCTTCCTTTTCAAAGTCATCTACATAATACAAAAATGGATTGTCCACTTTTCAGCTGTCGCCTCCTTTCCTCACTGAATATCAATCGTCCTTCTCCTCTCGAAGAATCCTATACACCTCGCTCATAAATACATTAGCGAATTTAGCACGGATTTCCTCGTTGTTAAGTAACAAAGTATAGAAATCTACGTTCTGATCATAGCCCTCAACAAGAGCATCCTGCACGCAGTCGTCATAGGTGAATTTAAACTCATTTAATGTGTTGTTCTGGGCACTCTTCTTCAGTCGCTCATTGAACTCCGTATTTTTCAGAAGCAGATCACGAATCTGCATTGCTGCTTTTGTGGTAAAGTCAGGTTCATAGTCTTTGTCATACAAAGCATTAACTTCATCGATAATCTGTGAAAGCAGCTTTTTCTGTTCCTCTTCAAGACTTGCAGGCTTCGGCTTCTTTATTTTCACTTCCGGCTTCGCCTCGATCTCTTCGCAGGTATGTTCTTCCATCTGTTTCTGCCTAAACTCACTGACGGTAATCTTATCAGCAATATCAAAATTGTTGCCGCCTCCACCGGGATTCAGTTCCTTGATCAGATAAGACATAAAGTTATATCTCTTGTGAAATTCTAGATTCTCATAGGCTGTAGCCTGAATAAGGAAACAATACCCTTTCAGGAATCTGCGCATTGTAATCTTGATTTCCATCTGTTCCTTTTCCGAGCGCTTCGTAATGAGCTTCAATGATTTATCCAGCAAAGCCCACATGCGCTGTTTATCTTTTATAGAGCGCTTAGGCTGATACAAATAAGTATTAAACTCGTCAATATCATCTGCATCAAGGAAATCGTATGCGTCAATCTCTCTGTCAAGGTCACGGATATCGGACGGTGATATTGTTTCAAAGAGAATTGTATCTTTGTAGTACGGTTCAAAAGCTGCCTTGATATCGTCGTAGCTGTTCTTGAAATCCAGCACAAACGTCGTCTTATCGTATGGCGGGCATATTCTGTTAAGGCGGGACAGCGTCTGTACCGCAGCTACTCCTTTAAGCCTTTTATCAACGTACATGGCCACGAGCTTCGGCTGATCAAAACCAGTCTGGTATTTGTCCGCAACAATCAACACTTGATAGCAGCTGCGGTCAAACTCGTATCGCAGCTCTTCTTCTTTGATATCGTTCATTCCGGCTTCTGTATATTCCTTCTCCTCCAGCTTAACTTTACCGGAAAAGGCAACAAGTGCCTGAATCCCTGTATAGCCTTTGGCCTTGATATATTTCTCAAATTCCTGACGATATTTAACTGCTGCCGGGCGGGAAGACGTAATGACCATAGCCTTTGCCTTTCCTCCGAGGCAACCTGCAACATTTGCGCGAAAATGCTCAATGATAATTTCAACTTTCTGGGCGATGTTTGTATCGTGCAAATCTATGAATCGTGCCATCTTACGTTTAGCGGAAATAGACTGAAGTTCAGGATTGTCCTCGATAGCCTTATTTATATGGCAATAGGTTTTCCATGTGACATAGTTATCCAGCACATTAAGAATGTACCCCTCTTCGATAGCCTGCCTCATAGAATACAGATCAAATGACTCTTTCTTGCCCTCTGCATTCAGGGTGCCAAACAACTGTAGAGTATCTGGCTTAGGTGTGGCGGTGAAAGCAACCATAGAAACATTGCTCTGCTTACCGCTCTTTTGGATTTCCTCCAGCATCTTATCTTCTTCGGTCTTAGCTTCCTCTTCATCATCCTCATTTGTAAGCACGCTTGTAACAGACTGCATGTATACGCCCTCTGTTGAAGAATGAGCCTCATCGATAAGAACAGCGAACTTCTTGTTCTTAAGGTCGCCGAGAAGATGGTTATCCAGTATGTAATAGAATTTATGGATAGTAGTAACGACAATCTTTGTATTACCGCCAAGTGCTATAGCGAGGTCTTCGGAATCGCACTTATCATCCATAACCTTAACCTGTCCGCTCTTATGCTCGATTCCGAGAATAGCCTCCTGCAGCTGACGATCAACAACGATTCGATCGGTAATAACAAGAACTGTGTCAAAGATATTCTTATTTTCATCGTCGTGAACAGTTGCAAGGATATGCGCCAGCCAAGATATTGTCTCTGTCTTTCCGCTACCGGCTGAATGCTCGATAAGATAGTTACATGATGTGTGATTAAAGATAACGTCATCCATAACACGCTCTACAGCCCGAAGCTGGTGAAAGCGTGGAAATATAAGTTCCTTCGACTTTGTTACTTTTCCAGTGTCCGGGTTCTTACGCTCTTTCTTTTTTATAAAAATGATGCGCTCAATCAGAAATAAGATCTTATCTTTCTTCCAGATCTTTTCCCACATATATGAAACATTGATACCGGAGTCGTTGTGTGGATTACCCTTACCAAAGTTCTCTCCAATGTTAAAAGGATTAAAGAAGGTATTCGCTCCGTCCAGACGAGTCGTGTAGTAAACCTCGTTCAAGTCCATAGCAAAGCAGACGAATACTCCAAGCATCGCCTTGTTTTTATTTGTAGATTTAAACAGTCTTGTTGAAGGATCGCGCTGTTCCTTGTACTGCTTAATGGCATCCTGATAATCCTGCCCAGAAGTGTTACACTTTAACTCAACAGCAAAAATAGCCAGGCCATTAAGGAACATCACAAGGTCTATACGTTCATTTGCCTTGTGGTAGACTTCCTCCATTACAGAGAAAATGTTCTTATGGTAGTTCTCAACGGCCTGCATATTGATTGTGCTGTCTGGTTTGCGGTACATCAATTTCAGATTAGCTCCGTTATCAAACTCAACACCATGTTTGAGAACATCAATCAAACCTCGGCTTTCTTTATTGATCTCCGAATTAATGTAATTGATGACCGTTTCCTCTGTACGATCTTTATACATCCTGCGGAGCTTCTCCATCGTATCATGCTGGGTGGCCTCTAAAAACTCAAGTAGCATCCCCGTATCCATAGCGAGACCGGGCCTGTAATCTGTATTCGGGCGAATGCGGAAGCCGTTGTCATCGCGCAGTCGTTCCAGAATAAGCTTCTGATAATCTTCCTTTTCTTTTAACTGATCAGCTTTGATAGGCATATTACATAGCCTCCTTTACACATTTTTTACCGGTAACATATTCAAAAATAAGTGCTTTTTTCTCATTCTTTGCCAGTTCTAACTGTTCTTCTTTCATCTTTTGAATACTATCTATCTTTGAACAAGTATCCTCTAAATACTTGACCATTTTTAATTGTTCTTCATATGCTGGCACAGGTATCTCTTGCTTTTTTAATACACTAAATGGCGGTATGTTTTTTATTGCACTCCCGTTGCTAAATTTTTCATTCATGTACTCCAGTGCCACGTCAAATACATAAAGGAAATACTTTTTACTAAAGCCTTCATGAATACGCACTCTCATTAAGGCCTGATTTATTATCCCCGGCTCTATTTCTTCAGGCAAAATATAGCATTTTCCTATTGTTCCAGCGCAACTTACTATAACATCACCTGCTAACACTGAAAAATCCTTAAGCCTACGATAATCTTCATAATTCAGGTAATACCAGCCTAAAGTATGGTCGGCATTAATCGCATTTTTTTGTTCATAGACCTTATAGGTATTGTCATCTTTTTCAACAAACATATCTACGGTAACAGCACTCCCGAAAGGCCCTTTTTTGTAATCGGCAATATCCTGCATTCGCATGGTAGTCCAACCCTGAGGAATTTCCTTTGCCCACGCAATTTTACATTGCTTAAGTGGTTCATTCTGCATACCTTTCGTAACGGTCTTTAAAACAAAAGATTTCCTGTATTTTTGAAATATCTGAATCTGCTTCTCAAGATCTGAAATAATGCTGTCCAGTTTTGCGCATTGTTTATCCAGATAGTCGGCGATGGCCTCCTGCTGTTCATAGTCCGGGAAGGCATATACAAACTCGTTAAAATCACCCTGATACAGGTGGATTATAGTGCTGTTTCCTGCGTTCTTGTAATTGAACCAGTTCCAGAATTCCTCTGACTGAAGAACCCAGTATAAGAAACGCCTGCTATAGCCTTTGATTGGCATAATTCTAAGGACTCCGCTGTTAAGGGATGTCTCACACGGCATATCCGACACAATCGCCACCTTACCAACAGTGCCATCCTTAGTGATAAGCAAATCTCCATCTTGAATCTGAATATCTTTCGCTTCTTCCCATCTCTTCATAGGAACGTGGTAGCAGTTTTCCCAGTCTATACCTCCATCAAGGAAGTCAACACCCGTTATGAGAAACGCTCCTTCATCCTGATACTCTTCAGAAGTCAAGCCCTGCCAGCCGATACGTCCCTTAAGATTAGCCACATACTTTATTCGCTTGGTATTCCAGCTTTCAGGTATCTCGCCAATCCAGCGGATACCGCTATCCTTCATTTTCTCCATCATTACGCGCCTCGCTGCAATTCATCGATCTTTGCGGTCAATGATTTTTCAAGTTCCATAAACTGCCTCAGCAAGTCATCGGCTTTTTCAGGCTCATGGTACTCGTAGAAATAACGTGTGAACGGGAATTCAGCGCCAAGCTTTTCCTTATTGGTAGCACTCTCTGCCTTGTTCTCATCAAATTCATACATATAATGTGCGTCTGGAATGTGAGGGAAGACCTCCGCCCGCATATACTCGTCGGCATCCTGATTCAGGCGAATAATCTCTGTATCCTTTGTGGTTGGATCAAGAAGAACATTACCCTTTTTATCCTTCTGAACAACAGCCGTCTTGTCTATCACAGAAAGCTCCATAGCAATGCTGTTCAAGCGTGATGCAGACATACCTTCAACATTATTAAGTATTTTCTTAAGCATCACTACAAACTTCGAAAAGTCCATGTAAACTGTATCCGACTCATGCTGTTTTAAAGCTTCAATTATGTCTTCAGTAAACTTCTTGCCTTTGATCTGCTTCTGATACGCCTTCTCATCTTTAGAACTTCGAGGATCGGTCTCCTTCAATTCTTCGAACTTGGCCTCGTTAAACACATTGGTATTGGCAGTAAAGTAAGCGCTGGCACGTAGTGCTTCTATTGACTCATCACTGATTGCTCCTCTACGCTGAAGCGGCTGATAAACAGACCACTCTTTGTAAAGGAACTCCTCACGTTCAAATATACGACTTTCAATTTCACAGTCATGCTTACGTTTCTCGCACCACTGCGTTTTCTTACAAGGATCAAAATCAGCATAGACTTCAGTTATAAGTTTGATTTGATCTTTAGAGATCTCACGCCTCTTTTTACCAAGACTTCTCTTTAGAGGAGTCCACATGTCTGTGGCATCAATAAACTGAACCTTACCTTTTCGTTCATCACGCTTACCCTTCGAAAGGATAAATGCATAAATGGCAATATCTGTGTTGTAGAAGAGCTGTGAAGGCAAACCTACGATTGCCTCGACCAAATCATTTTCCAGAAGGTATCTTCTGATCTGGCTCTCTCCACTTGTCGTGTTTCCGGAAAACAGAGGCGAACCGTTTGTAATAATTGCAGCGCGTCCAACGCCCTTTTGCATCTTATAAACAGCATGCTGCATGAACAGCAGCTGCATATCACCGGTCGCAGGTAATCCCGCAGGGAATCTGCTGCCGGTTTTCTTTTTGTGTTCATCGCGGACAGCCTTCTCAACACCATCATCAGCGTCTTTGCCGCCCCACGCCTGTCCGAAAGGTGGATTGGCAATAACAAACCGCATTTCTGTATCTTCAAAACAGTCCTGCTTCATAGTGTCCGAAAATCGTATATTCTCAGCAGCCTCACCCTTAATCAACATATCTGCAAGGCAGATAGCATGAGATTCCGGATTATTTTCCTGCCCAAACAGACGCACGTTTGCATCTGGATTCATTCTTAATATAAAATCAAAACAAGTTGAAAGCATACCACCGGAACCGCATGCCATATCCAGCACGGTAACCTCACGACCTTCTGAGAACACATCACTGCAGCCCTCTGCCAACAAGATGCTGGAAAGTAAACGAATCACTTCACGAGGAGTGTAGTGGTCACCAGCATTCGCATTTTCAGAATATCTTCGAATAATGTCTTCGAACATATATCCCATCTTGACGTTATCTACTCGATCCGGATCTAAGTCCAGTTCCGAGAACTTCTTTACAACTCCAAGAAGGCGATTATGTTTATCAAGGTTTTTAATCTCTTCTTTAAACTTAAGTTCTTCAAATATATCCTGCACGTTCGGTGAAAAGGAATCCAAATAAAAAGTCAGATTCTCTACAATCGCAGGAGCCTCTGTTAACAGATTTGCGAGGTCAAACTCGCATGTATTGTAAAACTGATAACCCGACTTCCTGCATAAAAGCTGTGCCGGTGCCTTTGGATTTTTCTTGTATGCTGCTACAACATCTTTCTTTGTATGTGCCAGCGCGCACTCTAAACGGCGAAGAATAATCATCGGTATGATGACATTCTTATAATTTTCGGCACGATAAGGGCCTCTCAATGTATTTGCTATTGAGAGCACCATCTTTATTTCCTTGGACGCATCTATTGTCTTGTCGTCCATCATTACTTGTGTAATCTTATGATCAGACATCGTTAATCTCCTCCATATTAAAACTCATTAATATCAATTCCTGCTTTCAGAAGCCGTTCGTATCTGTCATTAGACATAATGACTGCGAGCGGTTTTCCGTTTTTAAGTACGAAACCGGCGGTGTCTTCTTCTGAAATCGAAGTGATTATCTTTGACGCCTGACCACGCAAAAAATCTGACATATTGTAATGCTCCATCGGAGTAATGCTTTTCTTTGTTTCCGACATACTTGTTTCCTCCTACCTCGTGAGAATACAAATCAACAATTATATTATCACATAAAGTAATTACAATTACAATGATTTTTTATTAAGTTTTTGTTTGTACAATTCCGATTATCTTTACTTTTCGACTGGTATTTGGAAATTTCTCTAACTTGGCAAGTTAGAACAACCTCCCTTATAAGCCCATTTTCATATTTCACTCAGCTCAGACCCCCTGTAAATACTGCGTTTTCCCTAACTTGACAAGATTCGAGAAACACACTCATTTTGCCTATATTTATCTTAGTGGTTAGCACCACTGTAGGCTAAAAATCCGCTGGCCACGGATTTTCCAGTGAAGCCTAAAGACCACCAGCACCTACTGGAAAGGGAGCTGAGAGGAAGGAGGCAAAAAGATGACAACCAATGAAAAAGACTGTTACATCACAAGCATTGAAGAATCAGCGTCTATTATCAGCTCCCAAGTTGGATCGGCTGTAATCGACTTTGTTTTTCAAAAATACGGCGCTCATTGCGTCGAAGACCTGAGTCCGTGTGATCTGCCGGACGTATTCAGCGAATTATACGCCATCGAAGCGGATCTCAGATAAAGGTCTATGCCCTGAGCAAGGCGTAAAAAGGCTCACTGCTACAGACGTTCACCCGGCATGCAGAGTGGCTCGAACGTTCATAGCGGTCACAATTGAATAAACCAACCTACGAGCGTGGTTGGCCATCGAAACGGATCTTTTCCCCGTTCCGACAGGTCAACTGCGCTCTTTTTCAGTGAAGCCTCCGGTTCGGGAAACAACTCGAAACTTGGAGGTTTCAACATGAAAAGCAATGAAAACAAAAGCAAATCAAAGACTTATTTTATCTACGTCCGCAGCACCGGCGAGAAGGTTTCGGTCACCAAAGAACAGCATGATTCCTTCTATAGAGAAGCATCCCGCATCCGCGATAAGGAACAGAACCACGGCAGATGCATGTGCCCCTACCGCTACATTTGGAAGTGTGACGGGGACTGTATCGGCTGCGAATACCATGCTGCAGGCGACACTCTTTCTCTAGATGTTTCAAACACAGATGGGAACGGGAGTATCTACGACTACCTGCCGGACAACAAAAGACCGATGGAGGAGGTCATCGCCGACCGTATGCTTCTTGAGGCGCTCTTTATCCGCCTGCGTCAACTTGATCCGGAGGCTGATACAATCATTCAGCTTTGGAAGGATCACCCGGAGGGCATCTCCGACCGTGCCATCGCCAGAGAACTCGGTCGCCCACAAAAAACCTTCGCGGATCAGATGAAAAAATACCGCACTGACCTTCACAGGATCACCGGCGACAAGTAATACCCAGACCACGAACCACACCCTTTCCGGCCACTGTTCTGCTTTGGGATGGTGGTCGGATATTTTTATAAAATTCTCCGCTCAAATCGACAGTTCATCTCCAGTGGAACTTGAAGGACACAGAAAGTTCCTTCAGAAAGCGAGGTGAACAGATGATGTACCGAACATATGCAGACGCTGGTGGAAACATCAACGAAGAAATCAAACTTCTCAATTCAATCAGCTATGTATCCGCAAGACTGGCAAGAAGCCTGACAACTCTTGCCGCAAGTAAATCTGAAAAAGGAGGAAAAACGAATGTCAAAGATGGCAGATATGGCACAGACCATAGAAGATCTAAAGAATGCTGCTGCCGCTATTAATGAAGCAGCCGACTGGCTCTACAAACAGTTCTCCGGGACTGATGAGTCCGAAGCACCTGAACCTATGAAATTGGAAACCACGAAGGAGCTGAAGCTTGAAGATGTAAGACCTGTTCTTGCAAATCTTTCACGCTCCGGTCATACCGCAGAGGTTCGTGAGCTTCTTCAAAAATATGGTGTTGCAAAGCTCTCGGCTGTAGACCCGGCAAACTATGAAGCCCTACTTAAGGATGCGGAGGTAATTGCCAATGGCAAGTAAACAGCATGCAATTCTCTCCGCCTCAAGCTCCGACAGGTGGATTCACTGTCCACCTTCTGCAAGGCTAAGCGAAACCTATGAAGACAAAGGTAGCGATTACGCTGCGGAAGGTATCGACGCCCATGCACTTGGCGAGTTCAAACTGAAGACAGCACTGGAACTTCCAACAGAAGACCCGACTGAAAGTCTCAAATGGTATTCCGAAGAAATGGAGGACTGCACGGCTGGCTATGCTGAATACGTGCTGGAGCAGGTCGAGGCAGCAAAGAAAACCTGTGCCGACCCGGTAGTCCTTATCGAGCAGCGTGTGGACTTCTCCCGCTGGGTAGAACAGGGCTTCGGAACTGCTGACTGCATCATCATCGCAGACGGTACACTCCGGGTGATTGATTACAAACATGGACTTGGAGTTTTGGTCTCTGCAGAAGAAAATCCGCAGATGAAATGCTATGCACTCGGAGCCTTGGAACTATTTGATGATATATACGATATCGATACAGTTGCCATGACAATCTACCAGCCGAGACGTCAGAACATCAGCACTTATTCAGTAAGCAAGAATGATCTGTACCGCTGGGCTGATGAGGTTTTGAAACCTACCGCAAAACTTGCCTTTGCCGGAGATGGAAACTTCCTATGTGGTGAATGGTGCGGATTCTGCAAGGCAAAAAATGAATGTCGCGCCAGAGCCGAAGCCAATCTCAAACTTGCACAGCACGACTTTAAGCTTCCGCCTCTACTTACAGACACTGAGATTGAAGTCATTCTTTCAAAGGTAGATGAACTGGTCAGCTGGGCTACCGACATCAAGGAGTATGCTCTCCAGCAGGCTCTATCCGGTAAGGAATGGGATGGCTTCAAGCTCGTCGAAGGCAGAGCAAACCGTAAATACAACAACGAGACTGCAGTTATTGATGCAGTCGAGAAAGCAGGCTTTGACCCGTATGAGAAGAAGTTGCTGGGCATCACCGCCATGCAGAAGCGTCTCGGCAAGTCCCGCTTTGATGAACTCCTGTCGGCATACATTGAAAAACCACAGGGCAAACCAACACTCGTGCCGGAATCGGATAAACGCCCGGCCATGAATACAGCAAAAAATGATTTTAACGAAAATTAAGGAGGACAAAATCATGTCTAAGAACACAATTGTAAAAAATCCTATGAAGGTTATCACCGGTGCAGATACCCACTGGAGCTATGCGAATATCTGGGAACCAAAGTCAATCAACGGAGGCACACCGAAGTACAGTGTCAGCCTCATTATCCCGAAGTCTGATGCTAAGACCATCGCAAAAATCAAAGCTGCCATTGAGGCCGCTTACAAAGAAGGCGAAGCCAAGCTCAAAGGTAACGGGAAATCCGTCCCTGCGCTTTCTGTATTGAAGACACCCCTTCGTGATGGCGATGTTGAACGTCCCGATGATGAAGCATACAAGAATGCTTACTTTGTAAATGCCAATGCTACATCCGCTCCCGGTGTTGTTGATGCCAACCTGAATCCAATTATCACTCGCTCCGAAGTTTACTCCGGTGTCTATGGAAGAGCCAGCATTACATTCTATGCTTTCAATTCTTCCGGGAACAAAGGTATCGCTTGCGGGCTCAACAACCTGCAGAAGATCCGCGACGGCGAGCCTCTTGGTGGCAAGGCAAGTGCTGAGTCCGATTTTGCAACTGATGACGACGAAGATTTTCTGAACTAAGGAGGTGCGAGCATGACAACATATCAGTCAATGATGCTCTCTGTCTGCTTCGGCGCTACGGTAGGCTTCCTGATCAGCGGTCTTGTCCTTTCTATCAAATATTGGATTGAAGACCGTCGCGAGAAAAAGCGTCTCGCCAAGGAAGCTAAAGAAAAAGAAGCTTCAGAAAGCTCTGACAATTAATGAAACGGCAGGCGGCAGGGAACGATCTCTGTCGCCTGTTTGAATTGAGGTGATCTAATTGAAAAACATCAGTATAGATATAGAAACATTCTCTGACATCGATCTGAACAAGTGCGGCGTATACAAATACGCAGAATCTCCAAACTTTGAAATTCTGCTTTTCGGTTATGCGGTCGATGGCAGTAATGTACAAGTCATTGACCTTGCGCAGGGAGAACAGATTCCTGCAGAAATTCTCGACGCCTTACCTAATGATGCAATTACTAAATGGGCTTTCAATGCAAATTTTGAACGTGTATGTCTATCGAGGTACCTACGTGATTTAGGTATAAGTCTTAACCCCTTCCATGATAATCATCCGCTTAGCACAGGGTGTGCCAGGTTTCTGAACCCGAAAGGTTGGAAATGTTCTATGGTCTGGGCAGCCACAATGGGACTGCCGCTTTCCTTAAAAGGTGTCGGCGCTGTACTGAAGCTTGAAGATCAGAAGATGGATGAAGGTAAAGCTCTCATCAAATATTTTTCTGTACCATGTGCCCCTACCAAAATAAACGGTGGTCGCAACAGAAATCTTCCTGAAGATGCCATTGATAAATGGTCTGTATTTAAAACATATAACAAAAGAGACGTAGAAGTCGAAATGGGTATCAAAAATAGGCTTGCAAAGTTCTCTATGCCAGACTCGGTCTGGGATGAATATCATATCGACCAGGAAATCAATGATCGCGGTGTCAGACTCGACATGGATCTTGTGGAAAAGGCTATTGAAATGGACACCCGTTCCCGAATAGGACTCACCACCGCCATGAAAAAGATGACCAATCTTGAGAACCCAAACAGCGTCCAGCAAATGAAGCAATGGCTCTCCAACAACGGTCTTAAAACTGATAGCCTCGGCAAGAAGGTCGTGGCAGAACTTATCAAGACCGCTCCTCCGGAGCTTCAGACTGTACTGGAGCTTCGCCAGCAGCTTGCCAAGTCATCTGTCCGGAAATACCAGACAATGGAACGTGCTGTTTGTGATGACGGCAGGGCTCGCGGTATGTTTGCTTTCTACGGAGCCAACCGCACCGGGCGCTGGGCAGGCAGGCTCATACAATTGCAGAACCTCCCGCAGAACCATCTGGATGATCTGGCCGAAGCCCGTGCCCTTGTGAAATCCGGAGACTTCGATGCCGTAAAGCTCCTATATGAAGATGTCCCGGACACGCTCTCGCAGCTGATCCGGACTGCTTTCATCCCGGCTGACGGGAACCAGTTCTACGTGTCTGACTTCAGTGCCATCGAGGCCAGAGTCATCGCTTGGTATGCAGGCGAGGCTTGGCGGCAGAAGGTTTTCGAAGATGGCGGCGACATCTATTGCGCCAGCGCATCTCAGATGTTCCACGTCCCGGTCGTGAAGCACGGGATCAATGGCCACCTGCGGCAAAAAGGCAAGATTGCGGAACTCGCGCTCGGCTACGGCGGCTCAGTCGGTGCCCTCAAGGCGATGGGCGCTATCGAGATGGGCTTGTCTGAGGATGAGCTTCCTCCGCTTGTTGCAGCTTGGCGGCAGACGAATCCGCATATCGTGAAATTCTGGTGGGACGTCGACCGGGCTGTCATGGAGGCGGTCAAGCACAAGCATACGACCACCTGCTACGGTCTGACCTTCTCCTGCAGATCCGGGATGCTCTTTATTACGCTCCCTTCCGGCAGGAACCTTGCCTATGTGAAACCGAAGGTCGGCACTAACAAGTTCGGCGGCGAGTGCATCACCTACGAAGGCATCGGCTCCACAAAGAAATGGGAGCGGCTCGACTCATATGGCCCTAAATTTGTGGAAAACATCGTGCAGGCAACATCCAGAGACATCCTGTGCTATGCCATGAAGACGCTCCGCTGCTGCTCGATTGTCATGCACATCCATGACGAGCTGGTTATCGAGGCCGACCCTCGTATGTCGCTTGATGCCCTGTGTGAACAGATGGGCAGGACTCCTCCGTGGACGCCCGGTCTCAAGCTCCGCGCCGATGGCTATACCACGCCCTTCTACAAAAAAGATTAAAATCGACCGCTCAAATCAGGCGTTCATCTCCAGTGGAAATTAGAGGTGGACGCCTTAAGTCTGCCCGGAAAGGAGGACTCTGGTTTGAGTAACGATTATCGCAACAGCGAAGGCTATCCTGACCCGACTGCCGGTAAGGCGCTCTCCCGGATTGCAGACAACGAGAAGCAGTCCCTTCGTGCTTTCCGGCCTATCGTCTACATCTGCTCTCCCTACTCAGGGGATATCGACGCGAATGTATCTGCCGCAAGACGCTACAGCCGCTTTGCCGTGGACAAGGGATACATCCCCGTCGCTCCGCACCTGCTGTTCCCGCAGTTCCTGAACGATGACAACGAGACGGAACGCGAGCTCGGTCTGTTCTTCGGAAACGCCCTGATGAGCAAGTGCGCGGAGGTCTGGGTATTCGGCAGCCGCATCTCATCCGGTATGGAAGCAGAAATCAAACGTGCCAAGTGGAAGGATTACCGCTTGCGCTATTTCACAGAAGAATGTCAGGAGGTCTAACGCTATGTATGAAGTTAAAGAAAATCGCAGAAAGCTCGGTGACGGCACAGAGATCACCACATATACCCGTGACGTCGTAAGCTGCAACATTCTCGAAGTCGAAGCCGGTACCACTGGATACCAGGGCGGCGACTCCGGCCACGGCGGACGCACCTACTTCCGCATCAAGGATGAAGGCAGCACGGATATGAACATCCAGACAAATATCAATAAATACGGCTGCAGCGAGTTCGAGGTCACCCTCGGTGGCGACTGCGAACTGGAAACCATGATTCGGGCGCTGAAGTTCATCACTAAGGTGCTCGAGGACGAGTCCGGGGAGGTGTACGACTGATGAAATATGCGACCGCCAACAGCCGTAAATCCGTCAAGTGGAAGAACGGCGAAACCACGATAGATGCGCTCCGGGCAAGGTTCCAGACGACCGTCCGCACCACCGAGACCATCGAGGAATACCGCAAGATGTCCAAAGCCCAGCAGGCTGAGATCAAGGACATCGGCGGATTCGTCGGAGGTCACCTGAAGAATGGCCGCCGGAAGAAAGGCTATGTCCTGTGCCGCTCCATGCTGACGCTCGACATGGACTTCGGCGAGCCTAATGTCTGGGACACCACGATCAGCAAGATTCCGTACCAGTGCCTGTGCCACTCGACGCATAAGCACACACCCGAACATCCGAGGCTGCGTCTGGTGATCCCTCTCTCCCATGAGATCAGCGAGGCCGAGTATGAGCCCGTCGCCAGAATGTTCGCCAAGGAAGTCGGGATCGACATGTTCGACGACAGCACCTACGAGGCAAACCGCCTCATGTACTGGCCGTCAACTTCCGTCAACGGAGAATATGTCTTCAAGGAAAAAGACGGCGTCCCGCTGAACCCGGATGACTACCTTGCCAAGTATGATGTCTGGCAGGACGCCAGCACGTGGCCGGTATCTTCCCGTGAGTCCAGTGTTCCTGACCACGGTGCCAGCAAGCAGGCCGACCCGCTTACGAAGCCGGGAGTCATCGGTGCCTTCTGTCGGGCTTACCCAATCTCGGTGCTTATCCCGGAGCTCTTATCCGATGTGTATGCGCCGACTGCAGAGGGAGGACGCTACGACTATATCTCCGGCGAAGGAACTGCCGGTGCTGTCGTTTATGGCGACAAGTTCCTGTTCTCGCACCACGGCACCGACCCAGCCTGTGGAAAGCTCTGCAATGCGTTTGACCTTGTCCGCATTCACCGCTTCCGGGATCTGGATCAGGACGTGCTGGACGAGTCAACTCCGTCAAAGATGCCGTCCTATAAGGCCATGATGGATTTTGCATCGAACTGTGACAAGGTAAAGCTCCTGCTGCTGAAAGAGAAACAGGCTCAGGCCGGTGAGGACTTCTCCGCCGCAGATGACGGCACAGACGATGACTGGAAAACCAAGCTCCAGTACCAGTCCCGCAGCACTGTCCTTCAGAACAGCGTATGGAATGAGATGCTGATCCTGAACAACGATCCGGACTGTCAGGGCTTTGCCTATAACGAGATGGCTAACCGTATTCAGGTCATCGGCAACGTACCGTGGGATCGACCTGCCGACAATAAGTTCTGGCGCGATGCCGACACGGCGCAGCTTAAAGCCATGATCGATATCCGCTACGTCTGCTTTTCCGACCGGAACCACAATGTCAGCTTTACCAAGGTGGCCGATGACCGCCGGTTCCACCCGGTCAGAAACTACTTAAACGCCCTGCCCGAATGGGACAGGGTTCCTCGTGTTGATTCGATCTTTATCAAGTGCCTGCAGGCGGATGACTCGAAATATGTCCGGGCAGTTACAAGGAAGACCCTCGTGGCTGCCGTGACCCGCATCTACCACCCTGGTACAAAGTTCGATACCGTTCCCGTCCTCGACGGCGCTCAGGGTATCGGCAAGAGCACCATGTGGAAGGCGCTGGCCGGTGATGAGTATTTTTCCGACGCCCTCTCGCTTACCGATATGGACGACAAGTCCGGTGCGGAAAAGCTGCAGGGCTTCTGGATCATTGAGATCGGCGAGCTGGCCGGTATGAAAAAGGCCGATATCGAGAAGGTCAAGTCCTTCCTCTCTACCTCGGACGACAAGTACCGCCCCAGCTACGGCAAGGTGGTCGAAAGCCATCCGAGGCAGTGCGTCGTGGTCGCAACGGTCAACGGCGAACAGGGATATCTCCGTGATATCACCGGGAACCGCCGCTTCTGGATCGTGAAATGCCGCCAGACTGAGAATGCCGTGCGCTGGAAGATCAGTCCCGAGGAACGTGACCAGATATGGGCGGAGGCCAAGTATTACTACGAGCAAGGCGAAAAGCTGTATCTCGAGGGTGACCTTCTTGAGGAAGCCGAAGAAGCCCAGCGCAGCGCTATGGAATCTGATGAGCGTCAGGGTCTGGTCGAACAGTACCTGTCAAAGCTCCTGCCGGGAAACTGGGCAGATATGGATCTGTACCAGCGCCGGAACTTCCTTGACGGTGACGACATCACTTCCGAGTCCGGCACCGTGCAGCGCACCGAAGTCAGCAATGCGGAAATCTGGTGTGAATGCTTCGGCAGGAACATCGCAGATCTGAAGCCCTCCGACTCATATGCAATCGCGGCTCTGATGACACAGGTAAACGGCTGGAAACGCACCAATCGTAGAGGTTCTCAACCGCTTTATGGCCGTCAGCGCCTGTACGAAAAAACCAAGTAATCGGGACAACCTCTGGGACAAGGACAACTTTTACCCTTTATTTAATTCGGAGAAGAAGAAATAGAAGGCCACTCAGGCACCTGCGTACACGCGCGTAGGTAAATATAGGAAAAAGCTGTCCATTTGTCCCTACTTGTCCACTTCAAGGAGGACGAATGAGATGCAGATAGATGAAAAGACAATCGAGAAAAAGCTCGTAAATACAGTGAAATCGAGGGGCGGCATAGCTCCTAAGTTTGTCTCTCCCGGCTTTGACGGTATGCCGGACAGGCTTGTCCTTCTTCCGGGAGGAGTCATTGCCTTTGCCGAGCTCAAGGCTCCGGGAAAGAAGCCGCGCCCACTGCAGCTGGCAAGGCACCGGCTCCTGCGGAAGCTGGGATTCAAGGTTTACGTTATCGACGACACAGAACAGATTGGAGGGATGCTTGATGAACTTCGAGCCACATGATTACCAGGACTACGCCATCCGCTATATCGAAAAGCACCCGGTCGCGGCTGTCCTGCTTGATATGGGACTCGGGAAAACCGTCATCAGCCTCACCGCCGTGTCTGACCTCCTGTTTGACAGCTTTGAAGTCCGCCGGGTGCTGGTCGTGGCTCCCTTAAGAGTCGCCCGTGACACATGGCCTGCGGAGATCCAGAAATGGAGTCACCTTGCGGGTCTGACCTATGCGGTCGCAGTCGGAACTGCCAAGGAGCGCCGGGCGGCACTTATGCAGGGCGCAGATATCACGATTATCAACCGTGAAAACCTGCAGTGGCTGATCGACGAGTCCGGCTTTCCATTTGACTACGATATGGTGATTCTGGATGAGCTCTCATCCTTCAAAAATCACAAGTCAAAGCGCTTCAAGTCCCTGATGAAGGTGCGACCCTTCATTCACCGGATCATCGGCTTGACCGGCACCCCTTCTTCCAATGGTCTCATGGATCTGTGGGCAGAATTCAAGGTGCTGGACATGGGAGCACGGCTCGGTCGCTTCATTACGCAGTACCGGACGAACTACTTCATGCCGGACAAGAGAAATGGCGAGATCATCTACTCCTATAAGCCGCTGCCCTACGCAGAGGACGCCATATACCGGAAAATCTCGGATATCACGATTTCCATGAAGTCGACCGACCACCTGAAGATGCCGGAGCTGGTTTCTTCGCAATATGAAGTCCAGTTATCCGAATCCGAGCGCGACCGCTACGAGGATCTGAAGCAGGAGCTGATCCTGCAGCTGCCGGGCGGAGAAATCACTGCCGCCAATGCAGCATCCCTCACCGGGAAGCTCGCCCAGCTGGCCAACGGAGCGATATATGCGGATACCGGCGAGGTCATCGAATTCCACGACCGGAAGCTGGACGCTCTGGAGGATATTATCGAGGCCGCCAATGAAAAGCCGCTTCTTGTGGCTTACTGGTTCCGTCACGACCTCAGTCGGATCAAGAACCGCTTCAATGTCCGGGAGATCAAGACAAGCCGAGATATTGCTGACTGGAATGCGGGAAAGATTCCTGTGGCAGTCATCCATCCCGCTTCTGCCGGGCACGGCCTGAACCTTCAGGCTGGCGGTTCCACCATTGTCTGGTTCGGCCTGACCTGGTCTTTGGAATTATACCAGCAGACAAACGCCCGGCTCTGGAGACAGGGTCAGGAGTCCCGCACTGTCGTGATCCAGCACATCATCACGAAAGGCACCATCGATGAGAGGATCTTGAAAGCCCTCTCCAAGAAGGAGATGACACAGTCCGCACTGATCGACGCTGTCAAAGCCGAGGTGGTGTGATGGCCGACCCATACGAGAACCTCGCCAACGCAATCGTGCTGCAGGCCGTGAAGGATTACCGGGACGCCCTGAAACGCCTGAAGAAGAAGCCGAGCAACAAGACCGCTATGGCAGATGCTATGGAATGCGAGCGGTTCTTCCGCTCCAGCTGGTACAAAGCACTCACGAGTGTGGACGGCGAGTACCTGATACAAAAACTACGAGAGGAGGCGAAAGCCAAATGACAGTAAAGGAATATCTCCATCAGGCATATCGCCTTGATCAGAGAATCAAGTCCGACACGATGGAAGCCCAGAACCTTCGGGAGATGGCTGGCAGCGTGTCCGCAATACAATATGATAAAGACCGCGTGCAGACATCAAGGAATACCGACGCACCCTTTGTCCGGACGCTTGAGAAACTCTGGGATCTGGAACAGAAAATAGCACGGGAGCTTGAAATGCTTTCTGACCTGAAGAAACAGATCCGGGAAGTGATCGAGGCGGTTCCGGACACGGACGAGCGCATGGTACTCAAGTACCGGTACATCCACAACTATACGTGGGAGCAGATCGGCATGGAGCTCTGTGCAGACGCCCGTACCATCCGGCGCTGGCACGGCAAAGCCCTGCTGCATGCTTCCGTACCGGAGAACCCTATCATCATATGAAAAGCGCCCGAAATGTCCTGCTTTGTCCTAAGATGTCCACCTGGTCATTATGATAGTATATAATCAGCGAAACAGAATAAAGAACGGCTGAACGCACAGCCGCACGAGCCTTGTGGGTACACACCCGCAGGGCTTTTTCTTTGCCCGAAAGGAGGCACGGCTTATGCCAAGGAAACCAAAGAGACCGTGTCGCTTTCCCGGCTGCCCGAACCTGACGGACGGTGTCTACTGCGAGGAGCACGCCAAGATCATGGAACAGCACTACGAGAAGTTCCAGCGCGGCTACTCTCCCGGCAAACGCTACGGCAGGTCTTGGAAACGAATCCGTGACAGGTATGTCCACAAGCATCCGCTCTGCGAGCAGTGCCTGAAAGAAGGACGATACGTTGCGGTCGAGGAAGTCCATCACATCATTCCTCTCTCCGAAGGAGGAACGAACGATGAGTCGAACCTCATGAGCCTCTGTCGTTCGTGCCATGAAAAAATTCATCGCGAGCGCGGCGACCGGTAGGGGCGGCCTGAATCTCTAAAACCGATTTGCCCGGAAAACGGCGCGGGGGCTTTTACGCAAAAATTGCAATTCAAACAGGGTATTAAACCCTGCACCACAGAAATGGAAGTGATCGACATGGCGAAAGACGGAACCTATCGCGGCGGGCGGCGTGTCAAAGCTGGCTCCAAGCCGGACGCCCTCGCCGACAAAATTATGAAAGGCGCACCTGCAAAGCGTATGGAGCTGCCGGACTTCACTGACGACATGACCGACTTCGATGTTGACGACATCGGTGACGGCGTGGAGCTGGAAGGCATGGATATGCCAACCCCGGATGATTACCTCTCTGCTCTTCAGAAGGACGGTAAGCCCCTCGGCGCAGATGAAATCTATAAGGAAACATGGCTGTGGCTCAAGGAGCGCGGCTGCGAGAGGCTGGTAAACAAGCGCCTGCTCGAAAGCTACTCTGAGGCCTTTGCCCGGTATATCCAGTGCTCCGAAGCTGTCAGCAAATACGGCATGCTCGGAAAGCACCCGACCACCGGCGCTGCAATTGCGAGTCCATTCACACAGCTTTTGATGAATTTTCAGAAGCAGGCCAACCTGCTCTGGTATGAGATTTACGACATTGTGAAGCAGAACTGCACCGAGCCCTTTGAGGGAAGCCCGCAGGACAGCGTGATGGAGCAGCTGCTTCGAAGCAGGAGGAATATGTAAATGAACACACAGAAATTAGAACAGGTACCTATTGATAAACTGGTGCCCTATGCCCGGAATGCCCGGACGCATAGTAAAGAACAGATTGCACAGCTCCGGGCTTCTCTCAGGGAGTTCGGCTTTGTGAGTCCTGCGGTCATTGACGCGGACTACAACATCCTCGTCGGCCACGGTCGCATTACGGCTGCCCGCGAGGAAGGATATGAAACCGTGCCCTGCGTCTTTGCCGAGAACCTGACGGAAGCACAAAAGCGTGCGTATATTCTTGCAGACAATCAGCTGGCGCTTAACGCAGGCTGGGATGAGGAAATGCTGTCGGTCGAATTATCTGACCTGCAGGATCAGTCCTTTGACCTATCTCTCCTCGGCTTTGATGCCGGTGAGCTGGATAAACTGCTCGGCACCGGAAGCGAAAAGGACATCGCCGATGATGATTTTGACCTCACCGCTGCCCTTGAGAAAGCTTCCTTCGTAGAGCCCGGCGACATCTGGACGGTTGGCAAGCATAGAGTCATGTGTGGAGATGCCACCTCGCCGGAAGATGTGGAAAAGCTCATGGACGGCAAGAATGCAAACCTTGTTCTGACCGATCCGCCCTACGGCGTATCCTTCAAAGCCTCGGATGGTCTTACGATCCAGAACGACTCTCTCAAAGGCGAGGAATTTTACAAGTTCCTGCTGGCAGCGTTTAAGAACATGGCTGACCACCTCGAAAAAGGCGGAGCCGCTTACTGCTTCCACGCGGATACTGAAGGGCTCACTTTCCGAAAGGCATTCATTGACGCAGGTTTCCATCTCGCCGGTGTGTGTATCTGGGTAAAGAACAGCCTCGTGCTCGGTCGATCCGATTATCAATGGCAGCATGAACCTGTGCTCTATGGTTTTTTGCAAAACGGCAAGCACCCGTGGTATTCCGACCGCAAGCAGACCACCATCTGGAACTACGATAAACCAAAGCGCAATAAGGATCACCCGACCAGCAAGCCGCTGGATCTTCTGGGCTATCCCATCCAGAACTCCTCTCAGGAGAATTCTGTAGTTATTGATACTTTCGGCGGCTCCGGTTCCACACTGATGGCCTGCGAGCAGTTGAACCGCGTCTGCTACATGATGGAGCTCGATCCGAAATACGCCTCTGTCATCCTTCGTCGCTACGTAGAGGATACCGGCGATGAGGAGAATGTGTATGTAATAAGGAACGGAGAAAAGCTCTTCTATTCCGCTCTGGCAAAGGAAGTCGAGACCTCTCCAACGGCGGGTGTATAATACACAATTTCTGCCCGGATTCTTCGGCGATTTTCTACCTGAGAAAATGTCGGAAATCGCTTGATAAATAAGGCTTTCAGAGTGATGTATATACATGCCGAAAGGCACAGTTGAAAACCTTAATTAACAAAGGAGGAACACACTTATGAAAGCAAATTACAACGTAACCGGAAACGACAGAAAAGCATTGGTCGCGGCCATTGAAAAACTCACCGGCGACAAGGCAGTCTACATGCGTATGCCGACTTGTGCTTACGAGATCGGCGACGTCACGGTCGACAAAGAAGGCGGCGTAACCTGCGAGGACGCTGACAAGCTGGAACGCATCATCCACAGCCTGATCTCGGATGGCTTCACACCGGAAGATACCGAGGTGGTTGAAAGCGACGACGAAGCCACCGGCCTTACGGTCAGCCTCCCGCTCGACAAGGTGGCGGTCGGAAATCTCACCAACCTACTCACAGCCAAGGAAAGCCTCATCAAGAAGGCACTCGGCATTGACGACCTTGGCATTGAGGTCTCAGAAGATACGGTCAGCTTCCCTTGGTTCCCTGAGTTGCCGGAGCCGGACGAGGTCAAGGCCTACACCCACTTCATTGCCGCCCTTGGAAAGATGAGCCGGGATTTGAAGCGTATCAGCGCCACCGAAAAGGAAGTCGACAACGAGAAGTACGCATTCCGCTGCTTCCTCCTGCGGCTTGGCTTCATCGGAAACGAATATAAGGCAGAGCGCAAGATTCTCCTTAAGAACCTCTCCGGCAACTCCAGCTGGAAGAACGGCGCACCGGAAAAGGAGGTGGCAGCATGCGAATGATCACGAAAGAGCAGCTTGAAGCGCTCCGCTCCCGCTACCCGGCAGGCACCCGCGTGGAGCTTCTCCAGATGGACGATGTACAGGCACCGCCCATCGGCACCAAGGGAACCGTTACGGGAGTCGACGATACCGGGAGCCTTATGGTGAACTGGGACAACGGCTCCGGCCTGAATGTCATCTACGGCATTGACCGTGTGCGAAAGGTGGTGGACTGATATGGACGAAAAGGTAAAGGAGCAGATCCTCGCCATACGGGATACCGGCCTTACAAATATGTTCGATGTGAACACGGTGCAGCGGCTGGCCTATGAACGGGACTTCTACGAGCTGTTTTTATACCTTGAGGATCACCGGTCTGAATACGTGAAATTCATCATGTCCGGCGAGGCATAAACTACACAATTTAGGCCTCAAATGTTCCCGCAGGATTGTCACATATATTTCGATAAATAGCTTGCTATTACAGGCGTTCAGAGTGATATATGTACATACCAAAAGGGAAAACAACCACAAGGAGGAACCACCATGAAGTACACAATCGAAGCCATAGAAAACGCGAAGCCCGGAATGTGCTGGGAAGAAATCGGATGCCAGTGGACACTGGGACAGGCCTACCTTTACAGTAAGGAAGCTGGAAACGACCTGCCGAACTTCGCCGAAGTCATCTGGGATTACGACATCGAAGCGATCCTTGCAGATTGCCGGAAGCTCGGAGTGAAGGAATTCACCATCAGCTCCACCTTCTCAAGCCTTATCGAGACCATTGCAAAGTTTGAGGAGCTCGGCTGCACACTGGACGGAATTGTAAAGGTCAAGGAGCGCTACACCCACTTCGGAAGCGACGAGCACGCCCTCATCCCGGCTTTCAAGATGACGGTAAAGGAGGCGTAAGGAAAATGTGGAGCGAAGGAGTTATCGGCATCCCGGATGCCAAGGACAAGGAAAAATACACCAAGTGTCACTACTGGGTAAAACACTACGACGAGCCAAGCGAGACCTACGGCATTAACGGAGGCAGGATCAGCAAGCTCATGATCAAGATTGACGGCGAGACCGTTTGCAACTACGACAGAGGCTGGGACATTCATCCCACCTGCAAGGAAGCAGAGATGGCGCTTTGCATCCTGCTGGATAACCACAACTAAACATAAAACCCTGAATATGAATATTCCGGGAGACTGAGCCAGAAGGCTCTTTCTCTCGTACTGATACCGGATCGCTTAAGCGGTCTTTTATTTTGCCCTGAAAGGAGGCGGCCACCGTGCCAATGCGAAAACTGAAAAACTATAAGCCGACCCGCTTCATGGCAGAGACTTCTCACTACAGCAAGCAGATGGCGGACTTCGCTGTGATGTTCATCGAGCAGCTCACCCACACCAAGGGCACATGGGCAGGAAAACCCTTCGAGCTCATCGACTGGCAGGAACGAATCATCCGCGACCTGTTCGGTGTCCTGAAGCCGAACGGTTACCGTCAGTTCAATACGGCCTACATCGAAATTCCAAAGAAGATGGGAAAGTCAGAGCTGGCTGCCGCTGTCGCCCTGCTCCTTTGCTGCGGTGACGGTGAGGAACGCGCCGAAGTCTACGGCTGCGCTGCCGATAGACAGCAGGCCACCATCGTTTTTGATGTTGCTGCGGATATGGTAAGGATGTGCCCGGCGCTTAATCGGCGCGTCAAAATACTGGCCTCCCAGAAACGGATCATCTATGAGCCTACCAACAGCTTCTATCAGGTGCTCTCCGCTGAGGCCTACAGTAAGCACGGCTTTAATATCCACGGCGTGGTATTTGATGAGCTGCACACCCAGCCAAACCGGAAACTCTTTGATGTAATGACAAAGGGCTCCGGTGATGCCAGAATGCAGCCGCTGTATTTCCTGATTACCACTGCAGGGAATGACACAAACACCATCTGCTATGAAGTCCACCAGAAAGCGCAGGACATCCTCGACGGCAGGAAGGTCGATCCAACCTTTTATCCGGTCATTTACGGCGCGGAACCTGATGAGGACTGGACTGATCCGGAGGTGTGGAAAAAGGCAAATCCCTCTCTCGGTATCACGGTCGGCATTGACAAGGTAGAAGCGGCCTGCGAATCGGCAAAGCAAAACCCCGGTGAAGAGAATTCCTTCAGGCAGCTGCGCCTTAATCAATGGGTAAAGCAGGCTGTACGCTGGATGCCAATGGATAAATGGGACGCCTGCGCCTTTCCGGTCAACGAGGATGACCTTGAAGGACGTGTCTGCTATGGCGGTCTTGACCTGTCCTCCACTACGGATATTACATCTTTTGTGCTGGTATTCCCGCCACGGGATGAAGACGACAAGTATGTGATCCTCCCGTACTTCTGGGTGCCAGAGGATACGCTGGATCTTCGCGTGAGACGCGATCATGTGCCCTACGATACTTGGGAGAAGGAAGGCGTGCTGCAGACTACCGAAGGCAACGTCATCCATTATGGTTATATCGAGAAATTCATCGAACGCCTCGGCGAGCGCTTCAATATTCGCGAGATAGCTTTCGATCGCTGGGGAGCAGTCCAGATGGTTCAGAACTTGGAGAACATGGGCTTTACTGTCGTGCCCTTCGGACAGGGCTTTAAGGATATGAGCCCGCCCACAAAGGAGCTCATGAAGCTGACATTTGAGCAAAAGCTCGCCCACGGCGGTCATCCTGTTCTCCGCTGGAATATGGATAACATCTTCATCCGTACTGACCCAGCCGGAAATATCAAGGCTGACAAGGAAAAATCTACAGAGAAGATCGACGGAGCCATCGCCACCATCATGGCGCTTGACCGTGCGATCCGCTGCGGCAATGACAACGGTGCTTCTGTCTATGACGACAGAGGCATTTTATTTATCTGAAAGGCAGGTGATCAATATGAGCATATTTTCAGGACTGTTTCGTTCAAGAGATAAGCCTACCAATTCAACAACCGGAAGCTCCTACCGCTTCTTCTTCGGCGGGACGACCTCCGGCAAGGCTGTAACGGAACGCTCCGCCATGCAGATGACGGCGGTCTACTCCTGCGTGAGGATTCTGTCCGAGGCAATTGCAGGCCTGCCGATACACCTCTATCGATACGGCGAAGGCGGCAGCAAGGAAAAAGCGATAAATCATCCGCTATACTTCCTGCTTCACGATGAGCCAAATCCGGAAATGACATCCTTTGTATTCCGGGAAACATTGATGACGCACCTACTCCTGTGGGGAAACGCCTACGCGCAGATCATTCGGAACGGCAAAGGTGAAGTGGTCGCGCTCTATCCTTTGATGCCAAATCGTATGACGGTCAACCGTGATGAAAACGGAGAGCTTTATTACGAATACCAAACATCGCAGGACGAAGCGCACACGATGAACGGCAGTCGTGTGAGGCTCCAGCCGTCCGACATACTGCATGTTCCCGGCCTTGGCTTTGACGGTCTTGTGGGCTACAGCCCGATTGCAATGGCTAAGAATGCCATCGGCATGGCAATAGCCTGCGAAGAATACGGAGCTAAGTTTTTTGCAAACGGTGCGACTCCCGGCGGCATCTTGGAGCATCCCGGTGTGGTTAAAGATCCGGAGCGTGTTAGAGAAAGCTGGAACTCTGCCTTCGGCGGCAGCTCTAATGCTAACAAGGTAGCTGTGCTGGAGGAAGGTATGAAATATACGCCTATCTCCATCTCACCGGAACAGGCGCAGTTTTTGGAGACAAGGAAGTTCCAGATCAATGAGATCGCACGTATCTTCCGCATCCCGCCTCACATGATCGGCGACCTTGAGAAATCGAGCTTCTCAAATATCGAGCAACAGTCGCTGGAATTCGTAAAATACACGCTCGACCCGTGGGTATGCCGCTGGGAACAGTCCATGCAGAGAGCCCTGCTCTCTCTCGATGAAAAGAAGGAATACTTCTTTAAGTTCAATGTGGACGGGCTTCTCAGAGGCGACTACCAGAGCCGCATGAACGGTTATGCGGTCGGACGTCAGAATGGCTGGATGTCCGCTAACGATATCAGGGAGCTTGAAAACCTCGACCGTATTCCGGAGGAGGAAGGCGGCGACCTGTACCTGATCAATGGCAATATGACCAAGCTCAAGGACGCAGGCATTTTTGCGGTCTCGGCACAGACGCAGGAGGAAGCTGATGAAACGAAGAAAACACAAACCGAACCGGAACCCGAAGACGGGCGCACCCGGTTCAGAAAGAAGGAGGCACTATGACCAGAAAGTTTTGGAACTGGGTGCGAAACGAGGAGCCGGACAGTTTTGGCTCCGACCGAACACTCTACCTCGACGGGGAAATTTCCGATGAGACATGGTTCGGCGACGAAGTAACACCCAAGCTATTTAGTGATGAACTGCATGCAGGCGATGGAAACATCACCCTCTGGATCAACTCTCCGGGCGGTGATGTTTTTGCTGCTGCGCAGATCTACAACATGCTGATGGATTACCCGCATGATGTGACGGTCAAGATTGACGCTCTTGCTGCTTCGGCGGCATCTGTTATTGCCATGGCCGGAACAAAGGTCTGCATGAGCCCCGTGGCCATGATGATGGTACACAACCCTGCGACCATCGCCATCGGTGATACCGAGGAAATGCAGAAAGCCATCGACATGTTAAACGAAGTCAAGGAATCCATTATGAATGCCTACGAAATCAAGTCCGGGCTTTCCCGCCACAAGATTTCACAGCTCATGGATGCTGAGACATGGATGAACGCCAAGGAGGCCGTGAAGCTCGGCTTTGCTGACGAGATTCTGTTCAGGGATGGTGAAAAATCTGTCCCGGAGGATACGGCTGACGCGGAGATGCTTTTCTCCCGCAAGGCTGTCACTGATTCGCTGCTTTCCCGACTGATTCCTAAGAAGAAGCCGGAAGCAAATAAACACATGGTACCAGTAACCGATCTTGAGAAGCGCCTTTCGCTTCTCGCACATTAAAGGAGGATTTTTACTATGACTCAGATTATGGAACTCATGGACAAGAGAGCGAAGGCATGGGAGGCCGCTAAGGCGTTTCTTAATAGCCACTCTCAGAACGGCGGCATGGTTTCTGCGGAGGATGCCGCAACCTACGACAAGATGGAAAAGGAAGTCACCGACCTCACCAAGGATATCGAGCGCCTGCAGCGTCAGGAGCAGATCGACAAGATGATGAGTGCACCGACTTCTACTCCGCTCACCGGAAAGCCCGGTGTAAAGGATGAACCGGAGGATAAGCCCGGCAGAGCTTCTGCAGCCTATAAGAAGGCCTTCTGGGACAACATCCGTCATCCCGGCAATCCTGCAATCCGCGATGTACTTGAGGAAGGAACCGATGCAAACGGCGGATACCTTGTTCCGATTGAATTCGAGCACACCCTTGTTCAGGCGCTTAATGAAAACAACATCATGCGTACTATCGGCTGCAAGGTCATTACCACACAGAACGAACGCAAGATCCCTGTGGCAAATGGCCACACGCAGGCGGCGTGGACTGCCGAGAACGGTGCCTACACCGAGAGCAATCCGACCTTCGCTCAGACCAGCATTGACGCTTTCAAGCTGACTGACCTCATCAAGGTGTCCGACGAGCTGCTTTCCGACAGCTTCTTTGATATCGAGGGCTACATCTCTGAGGAATTCGGTCGCGCCTTCGGTGAAGCTGAAGAGGATGCCTTCATCAACGGTGCTGTGCAGACCGGCCAGACGGCTATCGACAGACCTACTGGCCTGTTCATCCCTTCTGCCGCTGGTGGTGCTCCTTCCGGCGTTACCGCAGCTTCCGCTACGGCAATTACCGCCGATGAGCTGATCAGCCTTGTGTACTCTCTCAAGGCTCCTTATCGCAGCAAGGCGAAGTTCCTCATGAACGATGCCACTGTCGCAGCTATCAGAAAGCTCAAGGATCTGAACGGCGTCTATGTATGGCAGCCTGCACTTACTGCCGGAGAGCCCGACAGACTGCTTGGCTATCCGCTCTACACCTCTCCGAAGGTACCTACAATGGCCGCAGGCGCAAGAGCCATCGCATTCGGCGACTTCTCCTGCTACTGGATCGCTGATAGAGCCGGTCGCACGATCAAGCGTCTCAACGAGCTTTACGCTACCAACGGTCAGGTCGGCTTTACCTGCACGGAGCGTGTTGACGGCAAGCTGATCCTTTCCGAAGGCATCAAGATTCTCGACATGAAGGCAACTTCCGGTTCTTAAGACAGGGAGGTGAACGACCGTGGCTTTGATTTCAACTGAAGATGCGAAGGCCTATCTGCGCGTAGATTCGTCGGATGAGGATGCCACGGTCGGTATCCTCTTGGCCTCCGCAATTCGCTTATGTATTGATATTGCAAGACTTACGGATGATCAGTGGGAAGTGATCGACTCCGATGCCGCTTCTTCTGATGAATATACCGAGGCGGAGCTGTCTGCAATCCGTGAAACCATGAAGGTCGCTATCCTCTATACCTGTGCCTATCTCTCTGAGCACAGGGAGGAAGCCGACCACCATGCTCTTACCATGACACTGCGCTCTCTTCTTTTTGCAATACGGGAAGGAGCGTTTTCATGAATATAGCAGCTATGAGGGTGCGAGTCACCTTCCAGAAAAATACGGTCATCGTCGACAAATACGGAAACCACAAAACCGGCTGGGCGGATTATTTTTCCTGCTGGGCGACTGTCGGCACGAGCTCCGGTTCCGAATCTTCCGGTGTAGTCATCAATCCGGAGGAATCGCTGGACTTCACCTGCCGCTACTGCTCTGAGCTTGCGGATGTGGAATCGACAAAATACCGGATCATCGCGGAAGGCCGCACCTACAACATCACCTATGTGAATCCGATGGGCTATAAGCATAACAGCCTGAAATTCAACTGCAAGCTGGAGAAGAACGCATGAGTAGAAATGTATCAATAAGCGAGATGGGCGACGCCATTATGGAGGAACTCGAAAAATATTCAAAGCTCGCTACAGATGACCTGAAGACTGCCGTGAAAGAGACTGCCGCTTCCGTCCGCAAGGATATTCAGACTGGCGCTCCGGTCGATACCGGCAAATACAAGAAAAGCTGGTCGGTCAAGAATATGCATGAGGATTCACAGAGCATTGGCCTCGTGGTGCATTCGAGAAACCGCTATCAGCTGGCACACCTTCTGGAGCACGGGCATGTGAAACGTGGCGGTGGACGTGTTCCGGCACAGCCTCATATCGCCTCAGCCGAGGAGCGCGGAAACGAAAAGCTCGTCAATACTATCAAGCAGAAGCTGGGAGGTGAATCATGACATACGACGATGTAATCACCATGTTAGAGGAAGCTGGTCTGCCGCTTGCCTACGACCATTTTGCCGAAGGCGAATCACCAGACCCACCCTTCCTCATTTTTCTTTATCCGGGCTCTGACAATATGTTCGCGGATGACACCGTGTTCAAGAAAATTGATGAACTGAACATCGAATTATACACGGATGAAAAAGACCCGGAAACAGAAACCCAGATCGAGGACATCTTAATCGCCCACGACCTGCCTTATGAGAAATCTGAGGTATGGATCGAGTCGGAAAAGCTGTATGAGGTCTTATATCAAACACAGATTATAGGAGACTAACTATTAAAAGTCAAGCCCAAAAATGAAGAATGTATAAAAATGTAACTTGCAATCCGAAGCTCCCGCCGAACGGGAGCTTCGAAATTCAAAAGGGTAAATGGAACTAAGTAGTTCAAAGGAAACGTCGAGGAAGGAAGTGTTCCTTCCTCAAGCGGGGCATGAGTCATCGCGTAGTATGGCTGTCTGCCCGGAGCGGGAGTCGTCGTATCCTCAGAGCGTGGTTCGTGTCCTGACAGATCATGTGGTACTGTGGATGTTCGTTCAGCTGAGCAGGCAGTGAAAGGATGTCTACAATGACTCAGTACACACATATAGAACTAGCGGAACGAGAACAGATTCAGAAGGCGCTTGGCGCAGGTCAGACGATAGCTGCAATAGCCCGTAGCCTGAGCCGCGATCCGAAGAGCATCGCGCACGAAATCAAGACAAATCGACAGGCAATCTACAAAGGCGGATTTGGCACGCCACGCAACGACTGTAGTAAGCGCATCGATTGTAGAATGACTTATGTATGCGGTAGCTGCATCAAGGGACATAACAGGCGGTGTGCAAGCTGTGATCTATGCAACAGTCACTGCCCCGAATTCGAAGCTGCCAGCTGCAAGCGTTTAGTCAAAGCACCGTATTGTTGCAATGGCTGCGAGAAGGATGGCAGATGTCCACAGCGACGCTACCTGTACCGAGCCGACTACGCAGACATGCTTGCCCGTGCGCGGCTGTCTGACTCGCGTAAGGGTATGCTCCTGTCTGACAACGATCTCGATGATATTTCAGACCTTCTGGAACCCGTTAGAGAGAGAGGGCAGTCCGTGCATCACATCTACGTCAATCACGCAGATAGGTTCCCCTGCTCCGAACGCAGTATCTACAAACTCATTGATGCCAACCTTGTCGGTATCAGGCGTATTGACCTGCCAGAAGCGGTCAAACGCAGGCCAAGGCGTAAGAAGCCCATGCATAGAGTGGACAGGCGCTGCTTCGAGGGTAGAACCTACAACGATTTTCTAGCCTACATGGATCAACATCCAGCTGTTTCTTACGTGGAGATGGACACCATAGAGTCCGTTGAGGGAGATCGTAGCTGTCTGCTCACGCTGTGCTGGACACAGTCCATATTCGGACTAGCCCTGGCCTGTGAGTCGCAGACCGCACGTGAGGTCAGCAAGCGCCTCCAGGAACTACACAGCGCCTTGGGTGAGGAGAACTTCATCCGTCTGTTTCCAGTCATCTTGACTGACCGCGGATCTGAGTTTTCCAACCCGGCAGAGTTGGAAGCACTGGGTACGCGCATCTTTTACTGCGACCCCATGCAATCTACTCAGAAGCCGCATGTTGAACGTTGGAACCGTGAGGTGCGCTGCCTGATACCCAAGGGTTACTCCTTTGAAGGATTCGGCATGGACGATGCACGACTCGTCACCTCGCATGTTAATAGCTATACCAGCCTCGGCCTTGGCAACCGTACACCCTACAACTTCTTCTCCTACTGCTTCGGACAGGCTATTCTCAGCGCCTTTGGCATCACCAGGATCCCGCCTGATGATGTCATGCGCTCACCTAGACTGTTGGCTGGGAAGATCAGGAAAATTGAAAAGAGACCCTAGTAGACGCTAGAGTCTCCCGGTCGTCAGAAATATGACTTTTCTGACTTGGAATAGCCGCTTGGCTGAACGGTACAAAAACCTAAAACCGTAAAAGGGGCTTCGTACTTCAAAAAGTAATTCTGAAGAGGAGCCTCGCTTTGCTATACCCAATTTTGGCTATTTCACCTGCAGTTTAACACGTTTTTGTACCCGATTGGGCACTTTCACGCCACGATTTTTTGCAATCGGCTGAATTTCAGGGGCTTAGCTGTTCAAAAGGGGACTTACTTTTGCAATCTACAGAATGTATAAAAAATCCGCTGCCCATGACAAACAGCATTCAGACGCTGAATATATGTCGGCGAGGGTGACGGAGAGAAAAGCAAAGCAAGCCCAGCAACCCTCGCAAAAAAATCATAGCATCTGAA